TGCCACTCCTGTTGGTGTGTTTTTGGGTGTGAGTTTTACTAACCAGTCAACTGGTCAAGTCCAGCAACAACAGTACTATCCAGCCAGCCAAGCAATTGCTTCGGGGAGTAAAATCTTCGCTGTGGTTGCTGATGATCCTGATACGCTGTTTCAAGTAGTCTCTTGTTCTTCAGGCACAACTGTGGCTGGAATGGGCATTTCTGCTATTGGTAATAACATTGCTTTGATTCAAAACTCTGGATCTACCGTTACAGGCAACTCCAAAGTGGCTATTGATGAAGGCACTCAAGCTACTACCAATACGCTGCCTATCCGCATCATTGATGTGGTTCGTGAGACAGCAACAGGCGCTGATACATTTGTTGAGTTTATTGTCAAGATAAATGCGACTATGCACCAGTACAACAACTCAACCGGTGTATAAGGAGCTAAATCATGGCTATTTCACGCGCACAGCTACTTAAAGAACTCTTACCCGGACTGAATGCTTTGTTTGGCATGGAGTACGCACGCTACGGCGAAGAGCACAAAGAAATCTATGACACTGAGAAATCAGAGCGTAGCTTTGAAGAAGAGACCAAGCTTGCTGGTTTCTCCGCTGCTCCCGTCAAGAACGAAGGTTCTGCCATTGCTTATGACAATGCGCAAGAAGCGTTCACAGCACGCTACAACCACGAAACCATTGCCTTGGGTTTCTCAATCACTGAAGAAGCGATTGAAGATAACTTGTACGACAGCTTGTCTGCTCGCTACACCAAAGCTTTGGCCCGTGCAATGGCATACACCAAGCAAGTCAAGGCAGCTTCTGTTTTGAACAACGGTTTCACTAACTCTGCCGCTTATTACGGTGGTGATGGCGTTCCTTTGTTTAGCACAGCACACCCCTTGGTTTCTGGTGGCACCAACAGCAATCGCCCAACTACCAACTCTGACTTGAACGAAACTTCATTGGAAAATGCAGTTATTCAAATCGCAGCTTGGACTGATGAGCGTGGCCTGTTGATTGCAGCAAAGCCCCGCAAGCTGGTGATTCCTCCTGCTCTGATGTTCGTTGCTACCCGTTTGTTGGAAACCAACCTCCGTGTTGGCACTGCTGACAACGACATCAACGCGTTGAAGAACAACGGCTCAATCCCAGAAGGTTACTGTGTCAATCACTTCTTGACAGACAGCAACGGCTGGTTCTTGATGACCGACGTTCCCAACGGCTTGAAGCATTTTGAGCGTATGCCTTTGGAGAACAAAATGGACGGCGACTTCGATACTGGTAACGTACGTTACAAGGCTCGTGAGCGTTATTCATTCGGCTGGTCTGATCCATTGGGAGCTTTCGGTTCCCCCGGTACGACCTGATAGACAAAGGGGGCCTTGTGCCCCCTTTTCTTTTGAGTTATATTAAAACCATTCCGGGATTCTCCGGTGTATCTGACAGTCCCGGCTGACGACATGCAGACAGATACGCCCAACTTGCATGTAAGGAAAAAATCATGGCACGCACTACGTTTCAAGGCCCAATTCGTTCATTGGGCGGCATTTATCAACAAGGCCCAGCTACTGTTGTTGACATCACAACAAGCACCACATTAACCCCCGAAGATCACGGCGGTCGTATCATTGCTGTTGGCGGTTCTTTGGCTGCCGCACTGACATTGACTTTGCCCACAATTAACACCAGCGCTAATTCAACTACATCTGGCCCCGGTCAAGACCCAAGCACAGCCAACAACGAAGGCGTTGTGTACACAATCTGGGTTCCTACTACCATCTCTACAAGCTCTTTGAAGATTGGTACAACTTCTGGTTCCAGCGATTTGTACGTTGGCGCTGTGATCTCTATTGATTCAGATACATCTGGCGCTGTGGTTGGCTTCTCTGCCAACGGTTCTTCCAATGACTTCATCAACTTGAACGGTACAACTACCGGCGGTGTTGCTGGCACATGGGTTCAAATCGTGGCAATTGCTGCTAACAAGTACATGGTGAGTGGGAATGTTATTGGTTCCGGCACTGTTGCTACACCATTTGCAGATTCCTAATCAACCCAAGGGGCTCCGGCCCCCGTTTTAAAGGAGATTGATTATGACGATGCAAACCGATGTAAAAGCCGCGCACACAGAGGCTACAGGCACAATGGTATCTGGGCGCAACCGCCTCAAGGCATACCATTGCATTTCTGGTGGGACAGCGGGGGATGTTATTTTTCGTGACGGCGGTGCTTCCGGTACTGTGAGGTTGCAATTTAATATTGGTACAGGCACACAACCAATCACGCTACCTGTTCCCGGCGAAGGCATTTTGTTTACAACAGACATTCATGTAACGCTACCCGCAACCGCAAAAATCACGATGTTCTATGGCTAAGAAAAAAGGCCCCTCTCTCGCTGTTGGTCGCGGTGAAAAGCTTCCTGTCAAGCAGGGGGCTGGCTTGACTGCCAAAGGTCGTGCCAAGTACAACGCAGCAACAGGAAGCAATCTGAAGGCTCCGCAACCACAAGGCGGCGCACGTAAGAAGTCATTCTGCGCTCGTATGTCTGGTATGCCCGGCCCGATGAAAGACGAAAAAGGCAAGCCCACCCGCAAGGCGGCTTCTCTAGCAAGATGGAAATGTTGAGGTAAACATGAACAACGACATAAAAGCAATGACTGATGGCGCGGCTGTGGTAGTTGGACTTGGGGGTTTCATGGGTTGGATGACTCCAGTTGTAGCGCTTGTTGGTGGAATATTGACCATTGTGTGGATGATTATCCGCATCTGGGAAACTGAAACTGTTAAAAACTTGGTGGCTAAATATGCCAAGCACGAGTAAGAAACAACACAATTTCATGGCGGCGGTGGCTAACAACCCAGCGTTTGCTAAGAAAGCCGGAGTCCCGCAGTCTGTGGGCAAAGATTTTTCAAACGCCGATAAAGGCAAAACTTTTAAAAGAGGTGGTGATATGGCTAAAGCAAACCCTTTCATGGAAATGATTGCCAAGAAAAAAGAAATGGCAAAAGGCAAAAAAGAAATGCCAATGAAGAAAATGGCAAAAGGTGGCTTAGCTGCTGGCCATAAAGCTGCTGACGGTGTTGCCTCTAAAGGTAAAACCAAGGGCAAGATGGTTACCATGAAATCTGGCGGAAAGATGTGCTGAGATGATGTCCAGCCGTGGTATGGGGGATATTTCCCCCTCCAAAATGCCCGGCGGGAAGAAAAAAGCCCGTCGGGATGATACTGACTTCACCCAGTACAAAGAGGGTGGGAAAGTGAACGCGGCGGGTAACTATACGAAACCGGAACTCAGGAAACGTATAGTCAGCCAAGTCAAGGCGGCGGCAACTCACGGCACTGGCGCAGGTCAGTGGTCAGCCCGTAAAGCACAGTTGGTAGCCAAGAAGTACAAGGCTGCTGGCGGGGGCTACCGAGATTGAAAGCGCCGCAGGCTTCTCTTAAAAACTGGGGCGACCAGAAATGGCGCACCAAGTCGGGAAAGCCTTCGTCAAAAACAGGTGAGCGGTATCTCCCTGAAGCGGCTATAAAGTCTTTGTCTTCTGCGGAGTATGCTGCAACAACCAAGGCCAAGCGCAAAGGTAAGGCGGCGGGGAAGCAGTTTGTGGCCCAGCCTAAAGGTATAGCGAAGAAAACGGCAGGATTTAGATAATGGCAACAACTTCTGGGTCAGCAGGCTTTAATTTAGACCTCACTGAAATAGTGGAGGAGGCGTTTGAGCGTGCGGGTTCAGAGTTGCGCACGGGGTATGACCTCAGAACGGCTCGCCGGTCGTTGAATTTACTGTTTGCTGACTGGGCAAACCGTGGCATCAACATGTGGACGTTTGAGCAGGGAACGATCCCACTAACTCAAGGCTTGAACACCTACGCAGTCCCTACAGATACGGTTGATTTGCTCGATCACGTCATCCGAACACAGGCAAATGTGGCTTCAACCCAGTCTGATTTGACAATCACACGCATCAGCGTCTCGACCTACGCCACACTACCCAACAAACTGACCCAAGCGCGGCCAATTCAGGTCTGGTATCAGCGTTTAGACGGTCAAATCATGCCAACAACGGCTGTTTTGGCAACAAGTGTCAACGCTACCGCAGACACAATCGTCCTTTCCAACGTAGTTGGGCTTCCTGCCATTGGGTACATTAACCTTGACAGCGAAACCATCTTCTACAACTACATTGATGGCAACACTTTGAGCAACTGCTTCCGTGGACAGAACGGAACGACGGCTGCTGCCCATACTGCAAGTGCCAATGCCAAGATTTACATCAATAACGTACCCCGCGTGACCATGTGGCCTACGCCTGACGGCTCTCAGCCATATCAGTTTGTCTACTGGCGTATGCGTCGCGTGCAAGATGCCGGTAACGGTGTCAATGTGATGGATGTACCCTTCCGTTTTATCCCCTGTATGGTGGCTGGACTGTCTTACTACATCGCTTTGAAGGTGCCGGGCGGTATGGACAGGCTGGTGGTGCTCAAAGCGCAGTACGACGAGGCGTGGATGACAGCGGCTGACGAGGATCAGGAACGCGCTGCGCTGCGTCTCGTGCCTAGGCAGATGTTCATTGGGGGTGGCTAATGGGGAACAGGTTTGCCAGTGGCAAGAACTCGATTGCCATATGCGACCGATGTGGCTTCGGGTACAAACTTTCGCTGCTTAAAAAGCTTGTTGTTAAGACCAAGACGTATGACTTGAAAGTGTGCCCCCAGTGCTGGGATCCAGATCAGCCGCAGTTGCAGTTGGGTATGTACCCAGTGGATGACCCACAAGGGATACGCGACCCACGTCCTGATTTGAGTTATCAGGTTTCTGGCTTGTTAGCAGATGGTTTCAGCGGTGGTGGTAGTCGGGTATTTCAGTGGGGCTGGAACCCAGTTGGTGGAGCCAGTGGGTTTGACACTCTTTTAACGCCAAATAACTTGGTGTTAGCGGTAGAAATTGGTACAGTAACGGTAGTTGTAACTTAGGAGTTCAAAATGCACAAAGCGGACATGAAGCAGGACAAAAAGATGATGGCTGGAGCCGTGCATAAGCACGAGAAAAGGCTTCATCCCGGCAAGCCTATGACAAAGCTAGCCAAAGGTGGCAAGACCAACGAGATGATGATGAGTATGGGCCGTAATATGGCTAAAGTTGCAAATCAGCGAGGCAAATAATGGCTAAATTCAGCATGAAACGAGACGGCAAAGAAGTTGGCGGCGCCAGCGTCTATGCACAACCACACAATATGTCTGGTAAGGCTGTGGGGATTGAGTCCAACCCCGGCAAAATGCCAAACCGCAGCAAAGCCGACACGGTCAACATGAGCGTTGGCAACATCAGCAAAAATGCTGGTGACAAGCAAGTCAAAACCGACGGCATTAAAATGCGTGGCGTTGGCGCGGCTATCAAAGGCACGATGTGTAGAGGCCCGATGGCATGAATTACACGACGTTGTATAACACGATTCAGTCGTACACGGAGAATCAGTTCCCCGATGTATACCTTGCGAGTGGAGCAACTGTATCTGCAACTACGCAGATCAATACCTTCATTACGCAGGCTGAACAACGTATATACAACTCAGTTCAGTTCCCATCACTGCGTAAGAATGTGACCGGCACAACAACTAGCAGCAACAAGTATTTGTCTTGTCCCGGAGATTTTCTTGCAACGTATTCAATGGCCGTGGTCGATGCTACGGGCGCTTACGAGTACTTGTTGAACAAAGATGTAAATTTTATCCGGCAAGCATATCCAACCCCAACAGATACAGCCATCCCCAAGTATTACGCATTGTTTGGTCCAACAGTAAGCGGAGTAACCATCTCAAACGAGTTGTCGTTTATTCTTGGCCCAACACCGGATACTGTCTACACAATTGAGCTTCACTATTACTACTACCCTGAGTCAATCACCACTGTAGCGTCTGGTCAAACATGGCTGGGCGACAACTTTGATACCGTGCTTCTATATGGCTCACTGGTTGAGGCTTATAGCTTTATGAAGGGTGAAGTCGATATCATTGCTGGGTATGACGCCAAGTATAAAGAGGCTCTTGCAATGGCGCAACGTCTTGGCGATGGTATGGAACGCAGCGACGCATACCGCAGTGGGCAGTACCGCCAAGCGCCGTTGCCTCAGAATAACGGGGTGCGTTGATGGCTTTTCAAGGCAACTTCTCCTGCAACGTGTTTAAGACTGGGTTGATGAACGGCACATTCAACTTCACTTCGGGGACGTTCTATATTGCACTCTATACCAATGACGCCACACTTAATGCCTCTACCACGGCTTATACGGCTGCGGGCGAGGTTGTGGCTTCTGGGTACACGGCTGGTGGGCTGGCACTCACGGTTGCGCAAACTCCCACGGTAGGCAACTCCGGTAATACGGCCTACATCTCTTTTAACAACGCAGTCTGGACTTCGGCTCTTACTGCGCGTGGCGCTTTGATTTACCAAAGTGGTGGTGGAAACCCGGCAGTTTGCGTGCTAGACTTTGGCGCAGACAAGACTTCAACCACAACATTCACGGTACAGTTTCCCGCTGTATCAAACACGTCAGCAATTATTCGCATCATTTAAGGAGCACTCTCATGTTTAACGAAAAAGTAAAAAGCACCGACACTGTTACAAGCGGTTTAGTTGCAGGAACACGTTCTGGCGATAACGCACTTGCGCTTGGCAGATTTAAAATGGCGTGCTATGACAAAGATGGCACGTTAAAGTGGGAAGCTGAAGAAGACAATCTTGTGGTTAACGTAGGTCTGCAATACATGTGCGGCACGGCGTTAACCAGCGTTACTCAAGTCACTACTTGGTTCATTGGTTTGTATGGTGCTGGCGCTTCTAACACTCCTGCGGCTGGCGACACCATGTCTTCCCATGCTGGCTGGACTGAAGTTGTTCCATATAGCAATGCCACGCGGCCTGCTTGTACGTTTGCCACAGCTACGACAGCTAACCCTTCTGTTGCAACAAACTCTGCTTCAGTGGCAGCATTTACCATCAATGCAACTTCAACTGTTGGCGGCGCGTTCTTGGTAAGCGACAGTACCAAGTCTGGTACTACCGGCACACTGTTTTCGGCTGCTGACTTTTCTTCCCCCGGCGACCGCAATGTTGTTTCTGGCGACACCCTGAACGTGACTTATACCTTAAGCCTTGCGGGTTAATAGTTATTTGCGGGTATAACCTTGTACCCGCTACGGCGGGTACTTTTGCTTTGGAGTAGCTATGATAAAAATTGACTTCTCTTTTCACTCACAGCACGGCACATTTTCAGATGCTTTGCATTTGCCTGACGATCATGCGTTTACAGATGCTGAGATTGAAGCTATGAAACAGCAAAGGTTTGATAACTGGATTGCTGTAATTACTGCGCCTGCACCAAACTATGTTCTGGATGCTGATGGAAATATTGTTTTAGATGCTGATGGTAACCCCGTGATTGCGGAGTAAAAAATGGCTGATCGCTATTGGGTAGGTGGTGCAGGTACTTGGGGTAGCACTCAAACAACCAATTGGTCTGCATCATCTGGCGGGGCTAGTGGCGCATCTGTCCCAACTGCATCAGATAACGTATTCTTTGATGTCAATTCAAACACAGGAACTAACTCATTTACAGTCACTATGGCAAACTCGCCAAGGGTCTGTAATGACTTTACAGCGTCAGGGCTTGATGGATCGATGTTCCTTGCTGGTTCTGGTATTGCATTAACAGTATCAGGCAGTCTTACGTTTCAAGCCACAAACTTTACCCGCCAATATTCAGGCACAACCACATTTAACGCTACGACAACAGGTAAAACTGTAACTACTAATGGCGTTGCTTTTGGTGGGGCTGTTACGTTTAACGGTGTAGGTGGTGCATGGACACTTGGCTCTGCGTTTAGTTGCGGCACTAGCACATTAACACTTACCAACGGCACATTTGATACTTCAGCAAGTAATTACGCTGTTACTGCTGGAGGATTTTCATCAAGTAATTCAAACGTAAGAACAATAAATCTTAATGGTTCTACCCTTACATTTAGTAGTTCTACTGGTTGGGCTATGTCAACTAGCACTAATGCAACATTAAATGCTGGGACATCAACAATTAATTTTGCTAGCACCTCCCCAACTTTTGCTGGTGGCGGTCTTACTTATTACAACGTAGCGTTTACACCAACAAATTTATTACCTTCGGCATCAATCACAGGCGGAAATACATTCAATAATCTATCCATAACTGGTAGAACTACTGTTGGGTTTGGCTCGGTAAGTTTTAGCGCAGACCAAACAATTAACGGAACATTTACAGTTAGTGCTGGTACTGCATCTGCATACCGCATACAGATTTCTTCTAGCACTTTTAACACTGCACGTACATTAACTTGTGCATCCATTGCCGCAATGTCTGATGTTGATTTTAGAGACATCACAATAGCAGGGGCGCATGGGACGTTGTCAGGAACAAGACTTGGTGACTGCAAGGGAAACACTAATATAACTTTTCCTGCGGCTAAGACTGTTTATTATGGCCAAACAGGTTCTGCCAATTGGGGTGATACGGGTTCAGGTTCTTGGTCTGCTACATCAGGCGGTGCGTTAGACGCAACTCAGTTTCCATTAGCACAAGATACGGCTGTATTCCCTGCGGCTACATATCCCGCATCAGGTTCAACAATAACAGTTAACGATGACTACAACATTGGCACAATAGATATGTCGCTCAGAACGACAAACACTATGACGTTGTCAACAAGTAACAATGATCCAGTAATTTTCGGTAGTTGGATAAACGGTACGGGAATAACTTTATCAGCCACAGCCACACTTGCGTTTTCTGGTCGTACAACACAGCAAATTACAAGTGCTGGCAAAACATTTCCTCAATTAACTACGATTAACAGTCCCGGTGGTTCGGTTACTTTACAAGATGCGCTGACAATACTTACAATATCATTAAGCCAAGGTACATTAGACCTTCAGTCATACACATTAAGCACAAATACATTTAGTTCATCTACCTCCCTCACTAGAACCATTGCTTTTGGCACAGGAAATATTACTTGTACAGGTACAGGTACTGTATGGGATTCGGCAACAGTTACAGGACTGACCACAACAGGCACTCAGGTTGTTAACGTCACAAGTACAGGCTCTAGTGCTATTACTGTATCTACAGGTGCATTATCTGAAGCAAATTCCATCAGTTTTAATTTTACTGGGGGTACTTACGCATTAACATTTTTAGGTAGTTCAAACTATTCTGCAAGAAATGCAAACTTTACTGGCTTTGCTGGTACATTGGCTCAAATTGGAATAACTACGCCTATTATTTATGGAAACTTAACATTGTCCACAGGCATGACGTTAACTTCGTCTACAAGGACACTTGTTTTTGGCGCAACAAGCGGAACTCAGCAGATAACTACAAACGCAAAGACAATAGATTTTCCACTTACATTTAATGGAGTTGGTGGAACATTCCAACTTCAAGATGCGTTAACAATGGGTTCTACAAGAACCGCCACACTGACCAACGGCACATTAGACCTTCAGTCATACACACTAACCACAGGTTTGTTTAGCTATAGCAACACAAACACTAGAACGATTGCTTTTGGTACGGGCAATTTTATTTGTACGGGTACAGGTACGGTCTGGAATGGAACAACAAGAACTAACTTAACCGTAACAGGCACTCCAGTTGTTAACGTAACATCTGTTGGCTCTACTTCTATTACTTGTAGCGTAGGTAATTTACCAGAAGCAAGCGCCATCAGTTTTAACTTTACTGGTGGAACGTATGCTTTAAATCTTTTTGGAGACTCTGGGTCTAGTGTAAAAAATGTAGATTTTACAGGTTATGCAGGAACATTAAGCTCACACATTACTACAGCAGTGGTTTATGGAAACTTTACACTTTCCACTGGAATGTCATTAACTTCCCAAACCAATACATTAACTTTTGGCGCTACTAGCGGGACACAGTTAATTACAACAAACGGAAAAACATTAGATTTCCCGCTTTTGTTTAGTGGTGTTGGTGGAACATTCCAACTTCAAGATGCGCTGACAATGGGTTCTACTAGAACAGCTACGTTAACCAACGGCACATTAGACTTAAATAATTTAACATTTAGCCCGGGTTTATTTAGCTCAAACAATTCAAACATCAGAACACTTGCTTTTGGAACTGGGAAAATTGATGTAATTGGCACAGGCACTGCATGGGAAACATCAACGGTTACAAACTTTTCTATATCCGGGTCAAAGACAGTAAACTTTACAAGTGTTGGCTCTACTACGATTACTTGTAATAGCGGCTTGTCAGAAGCAAACGCAGTAGATTTTAATGTTATTGGCGGAACATATCAATTCCGCTTTGGTTATACCTCTGGCATTAGTTCTGTAAGAAATTTAAACTTTACTGGGTATGCTGGCACATGGAGTGGGTTGCTTGGGGACGCTTACATTTATGGCAACTTAATTATGTCAGCCACTATGCTAGTAGGAAATAGCGGCAGTAAGTTTTTTGCGGCAACCAGTGGTACAAAAACAATCACTTCAAATGGGGTGTCTTTAAACCTTGTTGAATTCGCTGGCGTTGGCGGAACTTGGCAGTTGCAAGACGCCATGACTGTGACGCAATCAACGGGCACTAAATTTGTAAATGGAACAGTTGATTTAAACGGTAAAACACTAACAACATCTGTAGCAAAGACAGAAACAGGAACAAAAAATATAACATTTAATGGCGGTACTATTGCTATAACTACCGCAAGTAGTATTGCTTGGTACAACAACAGCCCTACCAACTTCACCACAACCGCAGGAACAGGGGTAGGCACGATTTCCATGACTGCCGCAACCGCTAAGTCGTTTTCGGGTGGTGGCTCTACATACAACTGCACAATTAATCAAGGTGGTGCTGGTGATTTGTCGATTACAGACTCAAACACGTTCAACAATATTACCAATACAACACAACCAGCATCTGTGATATTTTCGTCAGGGCAAACCAACACGTTCCTTTCTGGGTTTTCGTTGTCAGGAACATCAGGCAATCTGATAACCATTGGTTCATCTGCATCCACAAACCACACACTATCCAAGGCAAGTGGTACTGTGTCTGTTTCGTTTTGCTCGATTAGCAAGTCAAACGGTACTGGCGGGGCAACTTGGGAAGCACTTACAACAAATGGCAACGTAGATGGGGGTAGCAACACAGGGTGGGATTTTGGTGGTGTTATATATGCGGCGGCAATAGCTGAAGCAGCAACAGTTACGGACGCAATTTTAGGGTTAGCTGCTTTTCGTTCTACCTTATCCGAGACCGCCACCGCTACAGACTCAGTTCTAAGCCGGGCGGCCTTTAGTTCTGCCTTATCCGAGACCGCTACAGCTACGGATTCTGTTTTAGGGCAAGCTGCCTTTAGTTCTGCCTTATCCGAGACCGCTACAGCTACGGATTCTGTTTCAGGGTTAGCTGCTTTTAGTTCTGCTCTGTCCGAAACAGCAACAGCCACAGATGCAATTTTAGGACTAGCTGCTTTTAGTTCTGCTTTGGCTGAAACAGCAACAGCCACGGACTCCCCTAGCGTGGCGGCATCTACGTTCAATGCTCCTGTAGCTGAAACCGCTACTGCCACGGATTCAGTTTTAGGTCGAGCTGCTTTTAGTTCCGCCTTGTCTGAGACTGCTACTACTACGGATTCAGTCTTGAGTTTTGCAGATTTCTACGCCGCCCTGTCCGAGACTGCCACTGCCACGGATTCTGTTATAAGTTTTGCGGATTTCTACGCCGCCCTGTCCGAGGCAGCAACAGCCACAGATTCAGTCTTGAGTTTTGCGGATTTCTACGCCGCCCTGTCCGAGACTGCTACAGCCACGGACTCCGTTTTAGGTCTTTCAGATCTCTTTGTTTCTTTAGAAGAAACGGCTACAGCCACGGACTCCCCACTTGTTGCACCGTCCACATTTAACGCCCCAGTAGAAGAAACCGCTACAGCCACAGACGCCGTATCCCCGCCCGGTAGTATTTACAACGCCCCTGTATCCGAAACTGTAACAATTTCTGATTTGGTCTTGGGGCTATTCCTGTGGAATCTGATAGATGACAGCCAGTCTGTTACATGGCAAAATATAAACAGTAGCCCCGGAACAACTTGGTCGCCAATTGATACTGACCCTGACACAGGCTGGTCAGTTACACCAACCGTAAACTAAGGAAAAAACATGAGCAGTACATATTCCAGCAGCCTACGGGTCGAGCTTATTGGTTCAGGAGACCAAGCAGGTACATGGGGAACCACCACTGACAATAACTTTGCTTACATTTTTGACTCGGCAATCGCTGGGTATCAGGCGGTAACGGTCACCTCTACTGCTCAGGCTTTGACATATGTGAACGGGCCAACGTCTACAGCCAACTTGAATCAGTCTGTGTACGCTATTTTGAAATTCAACAGCGCATCTGCGGCAACGGCTATTTACGCCCCACCAGTATCAAAAACATACATTATCTGGAACAACAGCGGCTACACCATAACCATTTACAACTCTACGGTCATCGGTAACACAACTGCGGCGGGTACAGGCGTAGCAATTCTCAATGGTAATAAGGTTATGGTTTGGTCAGACGGAACAAACTTCTATGAAGTCCAAGCCCAAAACTTAACCGGCACACTTGCTATTGCTAACGGGGGTACTGGACAGACAACCCAACAAGCTGCTATCAATGCTTTGGTGGGAGCGCAGACAAACAACCGAGTACTTCGCTCAGACGGTACAAACTCCACACTGTCTCAAGTGGTTCTTACCACTGACGTTACAGGAACTTTGCCGATTGCCAACGGCGGTACAGGGTCTACAACATCCACTGGTACAGGCGCAGTTGTTTTAACCGCAAGTCCTACAATTACAAACGCAACCCTGACAACGCCAACCTTAACAACCCCAACACTTAACTTCCCAACGCTTAACAACTTTACGCTTGGAACTTACGGAAATATCAAAACACTGTTTGAGACGGCGACCATCACGGCCTCTGCTCCTTCCGCAACAACAAACTTTGACATAGCCACCCAAGCTGTTCAGTTCTACACCAGCAACGCTTCAACCAACTTTACCTTGAACTTCAGGGCCAGCGCCACTTCTACCGTGACGGCTGGTAGCTTTGTCGTCAATACTATTTACACAATTGCTTCAATTGGCACGACAGACTTCACTTTGATTGGTGCATCTTCAAATACTGTGGGTGTAATCTTCACTGCGACAGGCGTTGGTACTGGATCTGGTACGGCTACAACAGGTACTTTAAATAGCATCTTGTCCGCAGGACAGTCCGTTACTTGTTCCTTACTTGTGACAAATGGCGGTACGGCTTATTACCCGTCGACAATTCAAATTGACGGCTCGTCAGTTACACCTAAATGGCAAACGGGTACCGCTCCAACAGCGGGTAACGCAAACAGTGTTGACTTGTACACATTTGCTATTGTCAAGACGGCAAACCTGACGTACACAGTGTTGGCCTCACAAGTGAAGTTTGCTTAATCATGCCTATCCTATCCACCCTTGGAGCATCTAGCGCCCGTGCTTACGGGTTTGGGGGTTATACGCTTGTGGCAGGAAACTCAGGTGTGTTAACCAGCGGAACCTCATACACACTACCAATAACATCTGGAACATCCGTAAAAATCATATGTATCGGCGGTGGCGGCGGTGGCGGCGGCGGATCATCTCGCTCAGGAGCAGCAATGGGTGCTGGCGGGGGCGGGGCAGATATTCGCTCTACAACCGTGCAAGTAACGCCGGGCGAAACAATTACTTACAGCCTTGGTGCAGGGGGTGCGCAAGGCTCGCCTAGAGACGGCCCTTTTTCGGGTGGGTCTTCAGGAAGCGCGGGGGCTACATCATCGGTTACCGTAAGGGGTAATAATGTGTTGACCGCACCGCCGGGTGGTGGCGGAGAAGTTGCAAATTATGCAGGCCCCGGCCCAACAACGGGGGGTTACGCTGGATCAGGCGGTACAGGCACACAGATCTTAACGCCAAATGCGGGTGCTGGTAGTAACAACGGGACTGTTGGCGGGGCTGGCGCTAGAGGATACAGTATTAATACTACTGTTGGCGCTACCACCGTTGCTAGTTACGGCGCTACTGGCGCAGGTGGTATTGGGCAGTCCAACAGTGCTGGACAAACAGGCACAACATACGGCGCGGGTGGTGGGGGCGGCGGCGGTAATGGCGCAAACAACCTTGCTGGTATGAATGCAGCGCCCGGCGCAACAGGCATAGTATTTATTTATTGGGGGTACTGATAAATTGATCCGCTCAGCATCCTCTTTGCTGCCAATGCCTGTGTCGCTGCTATTAAGCAGGGGTGTAGTCTGTACAAGCAAGCTAAGACTTCCTTTATGGAAGTCAAAAGCACTGTCAACGAAGTCATTGGAATCGCAAAAGAGGTTAGGGGTTTCTGGGCAAAGCTGGGAGAAATGTTTGGTGCAGGTACTGCACCTGTCTCACAGGGAAAATCGCCTCAGTCTGTGGCGAAAAAGAAGGAAGTCTACGTTGCCGTTGACGAAACCCAAGTCATGGCAGACATCGTCACTCAGTTGTCCCAATTTTTCAAACTCCAAGAACAGCTTGCCGACCACATAAGGGAAGAGGAAGAAAAAAGCAAAACAGTCTACGACCCTGATGCAAACCTGATGGAAGCCGCCCTGAAGCGGGTAATGGCTCAAGACCAGATGGCATTGCTGGAGACTGAGATTAGAGAAGCGATGGTGTACGGCGCTCCTAAAGAGATGGGGGCTTTGTATAGCAAAGTGTTTGATATGCGGGATGTCATCAAGGTAGAGCAGGACAGAGCAAGGAAGAAGCGGGATGATGAATCATGGCAACGCAGGGAAGAGGAGCGACTTCTAAGGGAAAGGCAGGCGTATCTGCTGGTGACTATCCTATTCCTCCTATATATGTGGTTGCTCCTCGGCCTCTTCAGCAAGATTGGGAGATAGTTGTGGGGTGGATAGCTGCATTGATTTTGGTGGCGCTGATGTTACCCTTGCTAGGTATGCTGTACATGGATGTACTTGAAGCCAAGCATGATGCCAAGGTGCAGATTGAAAAGATGGAAAAACTGCGTAGAGAACTTGAACAACAGAAACGAGAACAGAACACAAATGCAGCCTCACGAAATCAACGCTGAAAACAACTTCATAATGGGGTGGTATCCTGAAGATACGGCATTCTGTGATGTTGTGCTTGATTACTACAATTCCAAAACCCCATACAGAGGTTTTTCTTCTGGGGGAGTTAATCTGGAAATAAAGGATAGTTTTGATGTTGTATGGGCAGGCGATGCAGACTTTACAGCCTTCTTTGTAAACCTCCAGAAATGCGCAGATGCGTACATAAATAAATATGAGCACTGCAACAACCAATCTGCTTGGGCGGTTCTAGAAGACGTAAACATACAGAAGTATTTACCCCAAGGCGGGTACCACGTTTGGCATTGCGAACGAACAGGCTCATCAAGCATGACCAATACGCGTCATCTGGTTTTTATGACCTACCTGAATGACGTAACTGATGCAGGTGAGACAGAATTTTTTTACCAAAAGGCCAAGATAAAACCAAAAAAAGGGCTGACGCTTATATGGCCTGCTGACTGGATGTTTACGCATCGTGGCGTGGCATCCCCGACACAAGAAAAAACAATAATCACGGGGTGGTTTAATTACATACCCCCAAACCTCTAGGAGCCTAAATGATTCCAATAGTTGCATCCCTCCTCGGTAGCCTAGCCCAAAATGGGTTGACGCTACTGTCGTCTGCCATCCAAGCCAAAGGCAAAGAGGTGGTTGAGAAAACGCTTGGAGTAAAGATTCCTGACGACCCGACACCTGAAGATGTCAGCAATCTGCGTCAGTTGCAGTTTGAGCATGAGGAGCGCCTGCTTGAGTTAGGTATTGAGAAGGCCAAGATGGAATTGGCTGAATTGCAGATGTTTGCCGATGCCGCCAAGAGCGAGGACGATAACGTCACAGACCGCTGGCAGTCAGATATGAACAGTGATTCTTGGTTGTCCAAGAACATCCGCCCTATGTCGCTTATCGCCATCTTTTCAGGTTACTTTTTGTTTGCCATGATGTCTGCCTTTGGCTATAACGCCAACGAGTCTTATGTATCCTTGCTTGGGCAGTGGGGTATGCTCATCATGGGCGCATACTTTGGCGGTAGAACCATTGAGAAACTAGCTGAAATGAAAGGCAGAAAATGAAAGCCAAGCTAACCTTTTTTGTGACCTTGATGGTCAGCTTTACCCTGTGCATTGTCGTTGTTGGCATGGTGGGCGTTCTAATGGCTGGACTGTTTGACGACAAGGTTGACAACGCTGAAATCTTTAAATTGATTAGCCCAGCATTTCAGACCATTGTGGGCGGCTTTATTGGCTTGCTTGCTGGCGTAAAACTGTCGCACGGCGAAACGGAGGAAAAATGAGCTTAAGCACCGAACAAGCTGCGTTTTTGCTGGACATGTGTAAGCTAATCCAGTACGCTACAGACCAAGGATTCGTGGTGACCGGCGGGGAACTTGCCCGTACTCCCGAACAGCAAGCCATTTATTTCAAGACGGGGCGTTCCAAGACAATGAATTCCATCCATCTAAAGCGGTGCGCCATAGATTTGAATTTTTTCAAGGATGGAAAGATCATTTGGGATAAAACAATCCTTGCCCCTCTAGGTGCATACTGGGAGACTCTGCACCCTAAAAACCGTTGGGGCGGCAACTTCAAGTCCCTTGTTGATTGCCCTCATTTTGAGCGCAATGTAGGTTAATCATGCCCTTACAAAAACTCCAGTTCCGCCCCGGCATAAACAGAGAGAACACCTCTTATGCCAATGAGGGTGGGTACTATGCTGCCAATAAAATTCGCTTCCGCTCTGGTCAACCAGAGAAAGTTGGCGGATGGGTAGCCGACACTGGGACAAACCTATCTGCGCTAAAGCCAACTACCGGCACTTTGTGGGGTGTTTGTCGGGCGCTGTGGAATTGGCTAAATCTGTCGGGCTACAACTTATTGGCCCTTGGCACAAATTTCAAATACTACATTCAAAGCGGCACAAACGGTTTCTATTACGACGTTACCCCGTTGCGCACAACAACTTCGGCGGGAGAGGTCACCTTTGCCGCTTCCACTGGTTCTTTCATTATTACAGTTACCGATGCCGGGCATGGTGCGCAAACTGGCGACTTTGTAACTTACAGCGGAGCGGTTTCTTTGGGTGGCAACATCACAGCCACGATACTGAACGCTGAGTTTCAGATTACCTATTTAAGTTCCAACCAGTACACCATAACATCTTCAGTCGCAGCAACCGCAGGTGACTCAGGCAATGGTGGAAGCTCGGTTGTTGGCGCTTATCAAATCACAACAGGTAATGCTATTTTTACCCAGAACGTCGGTTGGGGCGCTGGTACTTGGGGTGGCGTTATTCCCGGCACAGCAACAAACCAACTTAATGGGGCTATAAATAATTCCGTCACCACAATCACGGTTGATTCAACAACAGGGTTTTCTACGCCAACCGGCACGTTATTGATCGACCAAGAAACAATTACATATACAGGTACAACAGGAACAACATTTACAGGCTGTACTCGCGGGGTCAGTGGCACAGGCTCAGGCGCAGCCGCCTCCCACGCCGACAATGCATCCGTTGTGCAGTCCACTACATTTACTGGTTGGGGTGTCTCGGCTCCTGCTGGTCAAGGTATTGGAGAACAGCTTCGTTTGTGGAGTCAGTCAAACTTTGGTGAGGACTTGATTTTTAATGCCCGTGGCGGTGCGCTGTATTACTGGGCAAACGCTGCGTCGGCTAATACTTTTAACCGAGGCCAATACCTTGGCCCAAGCATCGGGATTGTCACCAAAGCTGGAACTATTACCACTGACGCATCCTGCCCAACGATAGCCAACTTTGTAATGGTGTCAGATGCCTCAAGGTTTGTCCTTGCATTTGGTGTTAATGACTACGGCAGCGCCATTCAAGACCCGTTGCTCATTCGCTGGTCTGACCAAGAAAGTTTTGCTACATGGATTCCGGCTGTTACAAACCAAGCGGGTAGCTACCGACTGAGTCATGGCTCACAAATTGTGACCGTCATGCAGACCCGCCAAGAGATTTTGGTGTTGACGGACTCCGCTATATATTCCATGCAATACCTTGGCCCACCCTATGTCTGGAGCTTCCAGATCATGGGCGACAACATATCTATTGCTGGGCCAAATGCGATAGCAACCGCTAACAACATTACATATTGGATGGGTACGGACAAGTTCTACACGTATTCAGGTCGAGTTCAAACGCTGCCATCCACTTTGCGCGAGTACGTCTACAACGATATAAACTTAACCCAATCTTTTCAGTTTATGGCTGGCACAAACGAGGGCTACAGTGAAGTGTGGTGGCAGTATTGTTCCGCCAATTCTGATGTGATTGACCGTTACGTTATTTACAACCATTTGGAAAACACTTGGTATTACGGTGACTGGGTTAACTACACCGGCACGGCATTCCAAGGAAGAACCGCATGGCTTGATAGTCCATTACGTGCGTATCCTATGGCAGCAACCTACGGGGTGGCTGGTGGCAATGCAAACGCATTGCTCGTGTACCATGAAAACGGGGTGGACGACGGCACAGTTAATCCGGCTGTACCAATTGTGGCGCAGGTCACCTCATCAGATTTTGACATTGGTGACGGGCATAACTTCGGGTTTGTCTGGAGATTGATTCCTGACTTGACTTTTGACGGCTCAAACATAAATGGGCCGACTGCTGTGTTCACGGTACTCCCCCGCGCTAATTCAGGTGCGCCATACGGCTCGTCAAATAACCCTGATGTTGTCAGTGCGCAGAATTATCAGAACCAAAGAAACTACGCTATCCAAGAGTTTACCCAGCAAGTGTATGTGCGGATTCGCGGTCGTCAAATGGCGTTCAAGGTAAGCTCGTCTGAGTTAGGTGTTCAGTGGCAGTTGGGTGTACCCCGTATAGATATTCGTCCTGACGGCAGACGCTGATGGCAACGACAATCATTAACCGCTACAGACCCGTTGTTCAGCCGCGCCTGCCTGCGGCTCCCGCCCAGTACGACGCTCAGTTTATTGAGCAATATTCAAACATCCTGCGCCTGTACTTTAATCAGCTTGATAACTTGACTGGGGTGTTGTTGGGTGAGTCTGGGGGAAGGTTTGTTCAGTTTCCTTATGGCGCGTTCTCCAGCGACCAAGACCAGACCGCTACGGCGAACACTGCCACGCTGATGACGCTTAACACTACGGACTTTGCCAATGATGTGTCGATCAGTTCGTCTGAGATCACAGTGGCAAATGCTGGTATATACAACCTTCAGTTCAGCGCCCAGTTTCAAAACACAGACACCGCCTTCCAAGATGTATATATTTGGCTACGCCAAAACGGGGTAGATATACCGGGTTCAACTGGCTTTGTATCTATTCCAAACAGACACGCCGGAACGGATGGACACACAATCGTTGGATGGAATTATTTTTTGGATATGGCGGCAAGCGATCATGTGGAAATTTATTGGTCTGTGCCTAATACTGCTGTAAGCATCCAGCATCTTGCCGCTTCTGGTACGCCAACCAAGCCGTCTACCCAGTCCGTCGTAGCTACGATGTCATTTGTATCGGCGCTCTCAACATGATGCCACCAGTAAGAGAAAAGATCTACGAAGATGCGGACACCGAGGTCTTGTGCGATTACATGTGTAACCGGACAAAGGTTGCATTGCATTTGACATTTAAAGAAGGCGCATGGACACCATCAAAGTTCAAGCGGTACAAGCAAATCTTCAAAGGTATGCTAAAAGATTTTGAAGACAAAAAGTACACAGAAGTGTATGCTACACCCTTTGAAAATGATGTAAAAGCTCAGAAGTTGATAACCATGTTTGGCTTCAAAGAATTCGCTCGTAACGGCGGGTTTGTTTTAATGAAAAGAGGAGTTTGATATGCCGCAAGCCGCACCTGTACTTGCCACCGAAGCAGCCGTTGCAACCACAATGACCGCCGCCGAGATTGCCGCAGCCCAAGCTGCTGCCGCCCATGCTGCACAAGTAGCCGCCGCACAAACACTTGCCGCTGAACAAGCCGCCGCACTTGCAGCCCAACAAGCTACCGCAGCCACAGCTACTAACGTCGCCACTAGCGGTATTCAAACATTAGCTAAAGAAGTTAGCGGGAATATAGTGGCAGGAATGGACGCTAATCAAATAGCGTCTATCAACACACCCGTCCATTTAGGGTATGCGGATAAAGGAAACCTTTTGGAGGTTGGCAACGCCGTTTCTACTCCGGTTGGTGCTTCTTCCGCAACCCCTTCTGCCATACCGCCTGTACCCAACATTCCACCTGTAACTTCACAGCTACCGCCTATTGATACTGCGAAGTTTGGCACTGAGTACCTTTATTCAACAATGCCAGGCTCGGTACCTCCTACGCTGCCTGCGTCGCCTGCTGCCCCGCTTTACAGTTTTGGATCACCATCATTGCCCGGCAAGGGAACCAACTTCCTACCGGATATTGTTCCGCAAGCCCCTGCGCCTGCTCCGGTTGTAGAAACTCCCTCCCTTGGAGGTGCAGGAACAGGGTATCGAGGACAAGCCGTACAGATTGGATCAGGAGGTGACGCTACGCCCTACACAGCGGCAGAACTACAAGCGATGCAAGGTCAGAGCCCAAGCGGAATTGAAAGTCTATTTAATCAGGGCTTGGACTTTGCCAAAAAGAACCCTTTATCTGTGGCAACTGGCGCAAATGCGCTTGCCATGTATTTAAACAAGCCCGAGCCCTACGAAAAAGAAAAGTACAAATCAACTTTTAAGCCTGGTTTGTACACAGGATATACACCTGTCCAACCCACCCCCTATCAACCTCAGTATGCAGGTGGTGGCTTAGCAGATCTTGGCGGCTACTCGGACGGCGGTCGTATGCTTAAAGGACCTGGAGACGGTATGTCTGACGACATTCCTGCGACAATTGCCAACAAGCAACCAGCACGCTTAGCCAACGAAGAGTTTGTAATCCCTGCCGATGTGGTTTCTCACCTCGGTAATGGCTCGTCTGAAGCCGGTGCCAAGCAGTTGTACAAAATGATGGAGCGTGTACGTAAGGCGCGTACTGGCAACAAGAAACAAGGCAAACAGATCAACCCTGAGAAGTACTTAGCTTAAACATGCCCCTGCACCAAGTCCACCCAAGCCAGTTGCCGCAAGTGTGGCCTATTGCTGCGCCGTTGCTTCAAAAGGCTATTGACCTTGAGCCTGAGATGATTACCATTGAGCAGGTTGAGTACTCGGTGCGGACTGGTCGGACTTTTCTGTTGGTGTGGGAAGAGCCTGATGAAGGCATCACAGGCGCTGTGACTATTGAGTTCATGGACTACCCACGCGAACGCGTGGCTCACGTCAACTTGATGGGCGGCAAACGGGTTGTTAGGAAACATGTGTTTGAAGAAGCTATGCAGTGGATGCGCAACTTCGGAGCCACTAAAGCGCAGTGTTGGGCAAGAGGCTCATTGGTTCAGATGTACGAAAAAATGGGCATGGAAAACACCCACCAAGTTATGAGGATTAAGCTATGAACATCGTTAAAAGTTTATTTAATTGGTTGACTGGCGAACAGTTCATCATGTACATGGGTGGTGGCGGTTCCGGTGGCGGTGCGCCAAATACTACGTACTCTCAAACCTCAAACATCCCTGAGTATGCACAGCCGTATGTTGAGCAGATGCTTGGCGCTGCACAAGGTGAGATTTTTGATAGAGATGCTGCGGGTAACCCAACAAACATCAAGCCATACAAACCGTTTAGCAACGACCCCAACGCCTATTTTGCAGGGTTCTCTCCCATGCAGCGGCAAGCGCAGCAACAAGCGCAAAATATGCAAGTCACTCCTGAAACAGGTCTGGCTTCTGGCATAGCTGGCGCTGCTGGTATGGGTGCCTTGGGTACTCAGTACAACCCGATGATGGCGCGGTCTCAGCAGTTTGGCCAACAGCAAGCTGACCAGTACATGAACCCCTACATGCAAAGTGTAGTGAATATTCAGCAACAAGCTGCCCAACGCCAAGCCGATATTGCCCGTACAGGACGTAATGCACAAGCTACCCAAGCAGGTGCTTTTGGTGGCGCTCGACAATTTATTACCGATGCCGAAGCCAATCGTGCGCTGGCCGACCAGCAAAACGCCATCCAAGCGCAAGGGTTGAATACTGCATTCAGCCAAGCCCAGCAACAGTTCAATGCCGATCAAGCCGCACGGATGCAAGCACAGCAAGCCAATATTGGCCAACAGCAGTTTGGCGCTAACCTTGGTATGCAAGGACTTCAAACAGGTCTACAGGCAGCAGGTCAATTGGGTCAGCTTGGTCAGAACGTGTACGGCCAGCAAATGGGTATTAACCAGTTGCAGAACCAATATGGCGCACAGCAACAAGCGTTGGAGCAGTCAAAGATAAACCAGCAGATTCAAGACTACGCAACCGCACAGCAGTACCCCATGTTGCAGTTGGCCAACATGAACGCGTTGACACGCGGACTACCAATGCAAGCTGCCACCACACAGGTGTATCAAGCCGCGCCAAGCATGGCTTCTCAACTTGCCGGTTTGGGTACCGCAGCCTACGGACTTTCTCAGTTGGGCGGTACAGCAGCAAAAGCCAAGGGTGGTCAGATCAAAGAAAAGAAACGCCCAGCCGGCTTGGCTGAGTTGGCGCTTTCAAAAATGGCGTAAGGAAAACTCATGCTTAATGTAAAGACCCTCACCGATACCATGTCCCGCATGGAGTTGCCACAGTTGCAGCAATATGCGGCACTGCACAAGAATGACCCTTACATCGTGACGCTGGCGCTGTCTATTGCCAACCAGAAGAAACAGATGAAGGCTGGACAAGAGGGGCGAGCAGGAATGCAGCCTCAACCCAAAGTAGTTGACCAAGATATTGCACAGATAAATCCTATGCAACAAATGGCTCCAGCTCAGCAGATGATGCCTGAAGATCAAGGGATTGGCACGCTCCCCGCTCGGAACATGCAAGGCATGGCCGGCGGAGGTATTGTTGCGTTTGATGAGGGTGGTGAAGTTCCTGGTTATTACGAAGGCGCACTTGTAGGCCAAGGCTTTAGGCGCGATCAGATGCTGCCACCACCAACGTCAAACAGAAGCGCCTTGATTGCAGGCACGATGTCTAATATAGCCGCACAATCAAACCAAGATGAATTAAAAAGAATTGAAGCGCAACTTCAAACTATGCCGCCAAGTCCGCAGCGGGATTATTTGGAAAATAGAAAACAACTTTTGTTGAGCAGCCCAGCAGCGCCCACTGCTCCTGTTGCTGCACCTGTTTTAAACGATCATGCTGCACAAGTAGCCGCTGCAAAAGCAATGCCTGCGCTACCCGCTGTCGTTGCCAAGCCGCCTGCTGCTGCTAAACCACCTGCTGCTGTCGCACAAAATCAAGCTGTCGCACAAGATAAAGCTTCCGGCATTTCAGCACTTGCCACCAAACCTGAAGACTTGCAGCGTATCTACGGCAACATGATGCCGGCTGCGCCAGATCCTTTTGAAGGCAGGATTCGTGCTGTCGGCGAAATGGAACAGGCCAATGCTGCGCAAGATTTGGCACGGCGTAGACAAGATATTGCCGATCTTGGGGAGGCTTATACAGAGCGCGAAGCAAAGCTTAAGGGTCGTCAAGGTCGAATAGAAAAGCAAGAAGCACAACTTCCTTATGGGGCGCTTGTAGAGGCCGGCTTGGCCATGATGTCAGGAACTTCCCCTCACGCTTTTGTAAATATTGGAGCCGGCGGAGCTGCGGGATTAAAGTCATATCAGCAAGGCGTTGAAAAGATATCTGATGCCAAAGATAAATTGGATGATGCGTTTGGCCGAATTGAAGAAGCCCGTCGCGGCGAGAAGGTTCTCAATGCCAAAGAATTGCGAGAGCTTGAAGCTAATGTCAGAAAGACCGTTATTCAATCAGAAAAAGATGTGTTGGCTGGTGCGCAGCAGGCTTATGGCTTGGCAAACACACAAGCCGGAAAAATGTTTGATGCTTATGTGACCAATAAGCGTTCTGAGTTTGAGCAAACTGAGGCAACCAAGCGATCTATTTACGAGCAAGATAAAGCTAGTGAGCGCACAAGGATGACAGCCAATGCGCCCACTGGATTGGAGCGCATATTAGCTGACCCCGTTAAGTTCAAGAGGTACATGGAATCTCAAACGGGCGGCGCTAACGTTCGTGCCGAATCGATGCTCAGAAAAGAATATTTTGAAAATCCTATGCTGAAAAAAGATTATCCTACGATTGAAGATTATTTGGCGGCCAACGGAGTAAGTGGGCAGACAGGCGTAGACCCCAGATACAAAGTTCTTGGACCGCAAGTTGCACCTAAACCCTAATAATTAGGAATTGTCGATGCGAATTTACAGCGTACAAGGCCCGGACGGACGGATCTATGATGTTGAGGGGCCGGATGACGCTTCGGAAGGCGCACTCATTGCATCTGTTAAGCGTCACGTTGCCGCGCAAGCAGCAGCACCAAAACCAGAAAGCGGTTTTATAGCTGCGTCCAAAGCTGGACTAGCTTCACTGAAATCTGACATTGCCGCCCTTGCGGGTAGGACGGGCTTGATGGATGAGGCTGCGGCCAATAAGTACATCCAAGAACAAGAAGCCTACCGACAAAAGACATTCAAGCCAACGGAGACTTTTGGTGAAGCTCCTGTAACCAAGGCTCTTGAATTGTTCGGTGGATCGCTTCCATACATGGCCGCGCCCGTGGCTGCTGGTGTTGGTGCCTTGGCCGCACCCAGTGCAGCGATTGTTGCTCCTATAGCTGCCGGCCTGACATCTGCCGCTCAGTTCACAGGCTCAAACCTATCTCGCCAAATGGCAGAGGGCAAGACTCTTGGACAAACAGAGTTGGGTTCTGCGGCTGCCGCAGCAATCCCACAGGCCGCATTGGATGTGTTTGCATTCAGGCTGCTGCCAGGTATTCGTGGCATCTTCGCCGCCGCCGGCAAAGAGGTTCCCGAGAAGTTACTGTTAGACGCTACAAAGCAGTCTGTTGGCAAGATCACGGCTGATTACACATTGGCCACCGGCAAAGCTGCTGGCATGGAAGGTTTGACCGAGGCAGGTCAACAGGTTCTGGAAAGGTTGCAAGCTGGTCTTGCTATCAATGATGAGAAAGCGCGAGACGAATACTTTGACAGTTTTGTTGGCGGAGCTGTACTGGGCGGAGCCTTGGCTCCTGCTGGTAGATATGTTGAGAGATCCCGCGAACAAGGCAAAGAGCAAGCAGCTCAAAGGGCTGAGAGCAAACGTTTGGCCGATGAGGCGAGAGCCATTCAAGCAGCGGAAGATGCCAAGGCACAAGAGTTATTGGCTGCTGGCCAAAGACGCGAAGCCGCCATGGAGCGTGCCCGCAATATGCCTGGGTTCACAGGCGTCACAGATCCAAATGCTGAACTTCTAAGCGCCGCCCGCGATCAGCGTGAGGCTGAAGCTGCCGCATTGGAGCAGGCAAGACTTGAAAAGATTCAGGAAGTTGAGGCGACTCAGTTCCATGCAGACCCTCTTGAGAACCAGCGTCGCAAGACTGCTGAGTTGGCCAAGCTGGGTGAGATGCCTGAAGTTCAAGAGCCCGCGCCGCCTATTGAGATCATCACCCCTGAGCAGCAAGCTCAGATGAAAGCTGCTGAGATCCAAGGTCGCATGGCCGAAGCGCCTGGATTCACGGGTGGTCCTGGTGGCATCAATGAGTTAATGATGAGAAATGTCCGCGAGAGTCAAGCGGATCAGGAGCGCCAGCAGAAAGTTGATTTGCAGGCCAAGGTCGACGAGATTCGCAATACCGAATACAGCTCAGACCCAATTCAAAATGTAATGCTTCAGCAGAAGGAATTTGAGAAGCTGGGCTTCATGCCGTATGTGCCTATTGAAACGCAGCTTGGCATGACGCCAGAGGGCAAAGAGCCTGCTGCCCCTAAAGCTGCCGCCGCGCCCAAGGGTGTATCCAAGGCCCAACTGCCAATCAAGGAAGAGCCTGTTTCGGAAGAGGTTGTCAAGCCAACCGAAACTGAGCCAATGGATGAACGCCAAAGGATTTTGGCTGAGCGCGCTGACGCGGTTGCAAAGATGACCATGATGCGCGAGGAGAACAAAGGCAATGTGCCGTCACTCCGCTCTAAGGCAGGCAAAGAATACGCCACCCTACAGGAGCGCGCCAAAGAGCTGTCAATTAGATTGATGAGCAAAGAGCCTCCTGAGTTTCAGGAAGCTACGCCTACCGAAGGCAAGCCCATGCCTGTCTCAAAAGAGTTTGAGGCAGAAACTGCGCAAATGCTCAAAGAGTCAAAGGGCATCACTGCGGCAATGAACAAAGAGAAGCGCGGTAGCTGGAGCTTGTGGCAGGCGTTGCGCGGCACCTTAGATCCATCTGAGGTAAACGACATCAGTCCCGACAAAGAGTACAGACTGTTGCGCGCCAAGGCTGGAAGACGCGGAGCTATTTTGGATGACGTCGTGGCGGATGGAAAGCTTGATGAATTCCTGCCGTACAACAACCGACATGACAATCCTGGGTTTGACCTGAAGGATGCGGTCGAGCACGTCAAAGAAAAGCTACGCCGCAAAGATTACCTCACCGAAGAAACCAATCAGGCGCTGAGAGAACTTGGTTACGCCAAGGATGAAATTGAAAAGCAGATTGATCTGCATCTAGGATTAAAGGACATCAACTATGAACTCCAAATTGCCTCCGATGAGCAAAGAGAAATTGATCTCGCTGCTGAGAAAGCTCCCGCCAAAGGCGAGGAAAGAGCTGCTGCTCCAAGCGAAAGAGCGAAAGCTGAACCAGCAGAGCGCGAAGTAAAGCCTGAGAAACTTTCTGATTTTTTAGATCAAGAAGGATTTGAAAGACTGCATGTTCCGCGAGTAAAAGAGCAGCCAAATCCAAGGGTGTATGTAGATAAGGGTGGTCAATGGCACCCAACATGGGAAAAGGATGGTGTTCGCATAGCTCTTGGTCAAGGCAGGGTGATCTACGCGGAGCCAGGAAAGCGCGATGTTGGCGTCTTCCAAGGCGAGCCTGAAGACATCGTTATTGAGTCATTGATGGTTGATCCGGAGGCAAGGAAGCAAGGCAAAGCTGCTGCCGCTTTAAAAACCTTAATGGATATTGCGGACAAGAAGGGTCAAACTTTATATGTTGAGCCAACCCCATTAGAGGCTGGCGCTATGGATCTTGCCCAACTTGTAAGCTTTTACAAAAAGGCAGGTTTTGAGCAGCAAGAGGCTGGGTATGACAAGGTGCTGGTGCGCAAGCCGGTAACAGAAGAGTTCAAGCTAAAGACTGAAACTGCCGACGAGGTTAGAGCCAAGCAGGCAGAAGCTGAGAAACGTGCCGCAGCAGAAGAGAAAGCTTTCAAAGAGGAAGAGGCTAAGGCCAAGGCTGATGCCGAAGTTGGTGAGTTCACTCTGACCGGAAGCAATCGACCTGCTGATGTGGCTGCCTCTCAAGGTCAGAAGGATATCTTTGCCGCTCCTGAAGAGAAGAAGCCCGAGCCAAAAGCAGAGCCGCAAGAAGATAGAACATATTTGTTCGTTCCATTTAAAGATAAAGATTTTGTAAAAGCTCGCGGGGCAAAGTGGGATGCGGATAAAAAGCTTTGGTATGCAACGCCTATTGAAACTGGCACGGCCAAAGGCGAAATTAACCTTGCCTTAAAGAGATTTATACCTTCAAAAGACTCTACCACCCGCGACAAAGCAATGGTAGAAGCTGCGGCTTTGAATGAGACAAAGGCGACTGGTAAAGAACACAAGGCCGTAAAAATTCCCGAGAGTGACGGCTATGCGGTAGCAAATGAAAAGGGCGAATTTCTCAATAAAGCAATCTATCGCGAGCAAGAAAGATTTGGAAAGAAACCAGAAGAGCCTAAAGCAGAGAAAGAGCTGCCCCCAGTCCTGCCCATCCCCGATGACTACAAGCCCATCAGGGGCCGTCACCCACAGGTGGTAATGGCTGCGCGTGAGCTTGCCGCTGGCCGAATCAACAAAGCCCAGTACGACAAGTACGTTGACGCATACAAGCCAATTGGCAAGGTGCCAAACCCTGAGCCGCCTCTTACTACCGATGCAATGGCCAAGGTTTTGAATAAGGCGCAAAAGGAAAAGATTAACCCTGTGATACCTGCCGGCACCAAGGTTGGTTTGCGCATGGATATCAACGCACTAAATCGAGGTGATGCGCTTGGTATAAATGGTAGCGTTGTGGCCATCCATCCAGAGAACGATCCCAGCTCTCCAATCGGCTATGCAAGCGCGGCTCATATAACTGATGTCCAGTTTGTTATCCGATCTGAAAAGGCGGCAATGAAGATTGCTATGGGCAAGGATACAAAGAAGCCGCAGCAAACCGCTGAAGGCATATGGAAGCCCGCGTCCCCTGGCAAGGTCTATGCTGACGTACTGAAGCACCTGAATGATCCAGCTTGGACTCAAGTTAGCCTTGATCCATTGCGTCATTCATACTTCTATGACCGCGAAACAAGGAAGCCTGTACTGTCTGCTGATGAAGTGTTTCAGATTGGCCGTTTCTTGTTGGCCAAGAACGTCAAGTTTGGCGAACGCGAAGATTTCATGTACATGAAAGACATGGTTGAGCGTAATGCTACGCCTGCGCAAATTAAAGAAAAGGACGACTCAGTCAAACAATTTGGCGGAGATGTCATTTACCAAGATGGAGACATCGGGGTATACAGAAACTTTAACTTGAACTATGAGCCAATTTATCGAGCGTTCAAAAAGGACAATCGCATACTGGTGAATATTGAAGACTACACCGGCAAGATCTTTTCCGAAAAAGAAAAGACTCAAATCAAAGACGCCATTGACAAATGGAAAGCTGAAGACGCGGCAAGATACAAAAACGATCCGTTCGTTAAGTTTGACCAAGACGGCGTAGCGTTCTCACAAAGCATTTCTCCTGAGATAGCTGGCATTTTTGCCGGCTGGAAGAAGATGCTCAAGTTGGACAACAATATCTATCTCACCACCGTAGAGGATACTGCTGCCAACCGCTTGATGTTTACCGGCGAGCAAGCAACCATTGGCGCAGGCTCATTGCACGAGGCAGGTGGCTATGCTCAGCGCCTGAAGAATGGGGATTACGTTATTGCGTTTAAGCCCAAGCAAAGCAAGGCCAGACTGCTTGAGGTGTTGGCTCATGAGCTTGGACACATCCACGAGAAAGAGGTGTTCAACGATGCAAGCAAATCAACCAAGGACGCCATCAAAGTTGCTTATAGTGATTGGCTGAAGAAAACCAAAGGCATGTCTGCTTCGGAGTACGTGCAAGAATTGCGTGCGCGCGCCACTGGTAAAACAACTGTTGCGCCAGACATGCCAATTGAAAATGTTTCTAATTACCAACAATATTGGTCATCGTTTGCTGAGTGGTACGCAGACCAAGTATCCAAGTGGGCAACTACCCAACAAAAGCCGCTGACCGTTGTCGAGAAGTTTTTTGCCAAGCTGGGCGCTGCCATGAAGGCGTTCTATGCCAAGCTGCGCGGCTCCAAGTACTTGCCCAACGAAACGCTCAAGAAATACCTTGATCGCGTTACCGATGCTGCGATTGACGCAACCCCAGACACAAGCATGCAAATGCCACTGGTATCAGACCAGATGGAATTGAACTTCATGAAGGAAACGATTAAGGCCAAAGCGCAAGAGGTGCTGCAAACGCGTGCGCCCATGAACGTCAAGGCATTTGAAGGCTTGGATGAAGATGTCGTGGCCGATGTCAACAAGAACTTCTTTGCGCCCAACCTGACGATCATTGATCGCATGGAGCAAAACAAAGGCCGAGCGTTTGAGTGGCTTGCCCAAAAGACTGTGGATGAATTCCGCTCAGCCAAGACCTACTCACCTATGGGGCACATGCAGGCCACGCTGTCCAAAGATACCGGCGGAGCGTTGGAGAACCTGCTTTATCACGGCCATGTGACCATGAACCAAGGCGCTCTTGATGTCATTGCTGACGAGAACAAGAAGGGCTTCATTGATTCGGTCAAGCCTTTGGGGCAGGAGCTGGATCGCTGGCAAGTTTGGATGGCACTGAGCCGCGAAGCAAATCTGCCTGACGAGAAGCGCTCTTCAAGACTGGATGACTTGGTTGCCAAGAAGAATGACTTCGTCAAGGGAACTATCAATGGTCGGCCACGCGCAGAGGTCTATGAGCAAGCCCGTAGAGACGTAATGGCGCTGAACAGGTCGGTGCTGAATGTGGCGCTGATGAATGGCCTGATTGATCGTCAAGCCTATCAACGCTTTTCAAACGACATGTTCTACATCCCGTTCTATCGGGCGATGGAAGATGGCCAACTCGAATCCATCCGTACGGCGTCACGCCTGTCCAATCAGCAGTTTTCCAAGATGCTCAAAGGCCAAAGCGACAAGCCGTTTGGCGACCTGATGGAGAACACCTTGCGCAACTGGAGCCACATCCTGTCTGCGTCCATGAAGAACTTAGCGTCTAACACTATCTTGGAAGATGCCCGCGAGCAGGCTGTTGTTGTGCCTGCGCTCAAGCCCGGCATGGAGTGGAGGACTGATGCGGACGGTAAGAATGGCCGCGTGGTTAACTCTATTACGGGCAACATAGTTGGCGACGGCAAGCTAGTTCAGGTTCGCGCAAACGCAGCCGGCGAAGATGAGTTGGTATCCATGACCGAGTCCAAGCCAGGTTCCAAAGATATCGTCAAGACGCAGGTCGATGGCGTGACCACCTATCACCATATCAATGACCCGCTGTTGCTTGAGTCGATTGGCATGATTACAGAGCTAGGCCCACGCGGCCTTGCTGTGGATATCATGCGGCCATTCAAAGACCTGTTGCGCTTTGGTGTGACGATGTCTCCTACATTCAAGGCATACAACTTAATCAGGGAATCCATCCAGTCTGCCGCACTGTCGGACTTGAGTGGCAACCTTGTGAAGAACGTGTATAGCGGCCTGTATGACTCAGGCAGGGGCTCTCCAATCTACAGATCAGCATTGGCTGGCGGCGCTGTATTTAACTTTGGCACAGTGCTAGAGGGTGATCGTGCGCAAGCAATTAAAAAGTTGATTGATCGCGGTGTAGACGAGGCCACTATTCTTGATACTCCCGAAAAGGTCAAGAGCATGTTTACTAAGTCGTGGCGCTATTACGAGGACTTGGGTAACAAGGCTGAGAATGCAAACAGGATTGCCCTGTACAAGCAATTGATGGAGAGCGGTAAGACTCACTTGGAAGCA